TGTCCCAATTCAATCAAATGGAATGAGTGAGATTGATAGAATCAAACAAACCATCAGAGAGAAAGAAACCATCCGAGACGCCTATTCTCAAAAAGCAATGGATGAAGCAAGACTAGGTAATACCGTTGCTGCTGATGCTGCTGCCCAAGCTGTAGGAGAATTAAATGGAATAATCGAAAGATTATTTAATGACCTCCATGAGGCGAATATGAAGGAGGGTGAAAATGGCGAAACGAAATAATAGAGTGAGGTCGTCTGTTTGTGATCCAGAAGAAATAAATCAAATCCTTGATAAGGAATTTAACCCGGTTAAAGCGGAAAATGAGCAACCACAACCAGAACAACCTGGAATTAAAACCACCGCCGCTTTTGATAACTCTCGACTTGAGTTCTTGAGAATCCAGATTGGGCCAGTTCAGAATTTCTACCAGACACTTGGAAATATTTTATATTCTCTCTCGTTGAGAGTAGATAACTTGCAGGAAGAAGTAATTAAGAATAGAGTCAAACAAGGTTTGTATGAGGACTATCTCAAACATACAGCGGAACAAAATAGAATTGTAACTCTTGATGAGTTCTTTGACTATTTGAGAATAAGAGAAGAGAATGTGAGGCAAGAGCGTGAAGCTAGTAAAAAATAATCCTCCATTGTATTTTGTTCCAACAGCTATTCTTTGTGTTTGTGGACAAAGAGTGTTGGTTAATGATCCAAGTACTCACATGTCTGTGACTGTAATGTGTACCAATCCAAATTGTTCTCAATACAATCTGGATAAAAAAATTGATCTTACAAAATTCGCATTTACCGAATATGAAGTTTTATAGTCTTAGTGCTGGCTGATATGAAAGCAACTTAACCCTTTAACCGGGAAATAGATTTTAACCCGGTTAAAGGGATTTTTAGCAAATGAGTAATCGAAGAAAACCACAAGAAGGAATAAAACTTAAGGTTGCAAGGTTGCGATCTTGGTTTCCTGATTTCGCTAGGGTTAATCTCAAGATTACTGACAAAGACGGTAAGTTAGTTCCTTTGATACTCAATCGAATGCAAATAGTCCTATGGGCTATAATCATTCAGTTGATACAACAAGGTAAGCCAATCAGGATTTATCTTGTTAAAGCTAGACAGTTAGGATCAACCACATTCTTCACGGCAGTTTTATATTGGCTCATAACTCTTAATAAAAACAAACGTGTCATAGGAATTGCTCAAGACGATGAGGCTGCCGAGAATTTAAACTTACGTTGGCAGAATTTCTTTTGGAATAGTAGAAAAGAATTAAGACCTAGATTTCGTAAAATGAATCCTAAGATGATCCATTTTGCTACCCCATTGAAAGAGATGAGGTCGGGATTGGATATAGGTCTTGATTCAATGATGGTAGTTAAGACCGCAGATAGTCCACAACTTGGAAGGAGTTACACATACAATGGAGCGATACTTACTGAGTTCTGTATCTGGCCTCAACTCGGTATTGATGTTAAATCAAGAATGGTCGCTCTTAACCAAGCAATTCCAAAACGACCTAATACTTGCATATTCATTGAAAGTACAGCGCAAGGTGATAATTACGGTAGGAAATTTTGGGATGATAAGTTCAATGGGTATACCAAAGTTTTCGTATCTTGGCTTGCTGACGACTTCTATCGCAAACGTCTCGGAAAGAATTTCTACTTTGAACTAGAGGCTGATGAAGATGGAAGATACGGTAATGAATTAAAAGAGCGAAAGAATATTTTAGCTCAACTTCGTATCTGGTACCCAGAAAGAGAATTTAACCGGGTTAAATTTCCAGGTGATGAATTATTCACTTCCTATGAGCAATGGCTCAATTACGAATCTCATTGCAGATTAGCTTGGCGCAGAGATGTAATTAACACAGAATGCGAAGGAGACAAAGATGAGTTCAGAAGAGAATACCCAACAACTATACAAGACGCTTTCGGAGTCAGTAGCAAATCAGTATTCGGAGCTATACGATTACTTCAGGCAAAAGAGTTTATTCAACGCAATAGCATCTTGCCCAAGAGATTTTCTTACTCACCCGTACAAAGTGAAGTGCGAACCGCTACTGTTAGAGACGTACTCAAACCGTTCTCAAAAGGAAAGTTAAGAATATATGAACTACCCAGAGCCGGAGCGCATTATGTATGTGGTGCTGATCCCGCTCAAGGTGGGCCAGACTCAGACGATAGTGCATTTGTCATATTTCGATTGGAACCTAGCACCGGACAACTTATCGAGGTATGTTCTTACAATGATAAAATCGAAGCTACAGAGTTCGCAGGGTTGCTCTATATTATCTGCAACTTTTATAACAAGGCTTTGCTCGGAATTGAACGAAATGATAAAGCGGGATTTGCTGTACTAGAAATACTTAGAAAAGAAATTCGTTATTCTCGTTTGTATTGGGCCAAAGACCCATTGAGTTATAAAAGACCAGCAGGATCAAAAGTAAGGTGGGGATGGCTAACAGACGAAGCCAACCGTCAGATTATGGTGAAGGATGGTATAACTTGGTTCAGGAAAGAGAAGATATTCATTCGTTCAAAAGAAATTCTTGAACAAATGGATACATTCGTTGAGAATCCAAAGACGGGTAAGATTGCTGCCAGTGCTGGCAATCATGACGACTTAGTAATGGCGACATTGATTGCTGGTCAATTGTCGAAACAAGTACACATTCATGAGGACGTATTAAAGAAGAAAATTGAATACGGTACTCTTGAATGGTTTATGAGAATGTCTGAAATAAAGAAAGGAAAAAAATATGGACAAAGAGCAGGAAAACCAAGAGACTTCTATAAAGGCAGTGGAGCAAGAAGGAAGTTGTCAAGAAACGCAAGAAGGTACGCAATCGCAGCTTGACGTTGCTTCAAGAATCAATCTGAGAGACAGAGCAGCACAGGTCGCTTTAAACTTTGCTGGACAAACTATTAGTAGTTATGACGGCACTTATACACTTTTGATTGATTGTATATACGATGCGTTATTAGAAGTGGCCTGCTTAGAAGGCAAGACAAATGTAATTTATTTTGTAGCGGAAAAGAGAATAGAGTTTTACCACAAGAAAAAATTTTACAGATGGGGTTTATTTTACCGCGACCCTAAAAAATTTATTTCTTTTCATCATATATCTTTTGAGCCTAAGACCAGGAAACAGAGATTAAAAGATTTTTTCTATTATGGGGTTTATGCCAATTTTAAATATTGGAAAATATGTCTCTTTTGTAAACCACGGTATAGAATACAGAATTGGATTTTAAACCTTAGACAAAAATAAAAAGATTTAACCCTCCTCGTTTAACCGGGTTAAAATGTATTCCGAAGCGAACAAAGTGAGCTAAGGATTCCGAATGAACGGAGTGAATGAGGATGAGTACATCGAAATCTTCGCAGTTAGTTAGTGCATATTGGAGTGAACCGGAAGAGAAGTCAGGTGAAATAGCTTGGCATATGTGGTGGGCACGTATTCGTGCTTGTCAGCGTTATAGGAGTGAACACCCGTTCGGTGAACAAAGGTGGCAAAGGTGGTATGATTTATATAAAGGAATTCAATGGGAAGACCTCGATGACTTGTATGACATTAGTTCGGACAATCTCCCCGAACGTGTTACAGTCAACATCACGGCGTCGTCAATCCTCACGATGGTTCCGTTTTTGGTTAATTCTAATGCTAAATATAATTGTGAGCCTAGAACGCCTGAACAAGTTGTTGCAGCCATGCTCAAAGAGAAAATCATCAATTATGAGTTTGAGCATAGGGAATGTAACGACCAGTTAAGAAAAGTAGTCTATGACGGAGCGATCATTGGTCATGGAATAGTAAAGAGTGGATTTACTGTTCAGGTAGATGAATCTGTTAGAGCAGCAGTCGGAACTATCGAATACGATGAGATGATCGAGGATGAATCTTTCTTTCTCAAGAGAAAACGTCCATTTGATTTCTGGTTTGATTACTCTGCCCCAGAATGCAACCTTGCTACTGCTAGATTTTGTTTTGAGCGTTATCATAAATATGTAGCCGATGTCGTTGAGAATACCTCTTACAAGAAATCCATAAGGGATAAGATAAAGAGAGGCGATTATGGCGATTTAACCGGGTTAAATTCAAATGAATATGGTCATGAAAACGAGGGTTATGACTGGCTCAAAGGAGAAGATTACACACTGGATAGCGGTGTTGCTACATTCTATGAAGTGTGGGATAAACGATTTAATCAAGTCCTTACGTTCTGTGAAGGGATACTTGAACCCCTTAGAGTCATTGACAATCCATATCCGTATCTCAAAGGGATGTTCCCCTACATTCAATATGATTATATCTATTTACCGGATGAACCTTGGGGTTGTGGTATCCCTCGGTTCACAGAGGCTCAGCAATACGAGATTAACAGACACAGAACCTTTGGACTTAACCATAGACGTAAAGCATCTGCCCGTATCTATGAAGTTCACGAAGATGTGGATAACGACGAAAAAGAGAAGCTACCCGAAGCGGAAGATGTCACATTCGTTGAAGTCCCTGAAATGGGCTTAATTAAGCCTGTTCCTGATCTTCCATTGTCGCCAGATTATCCGTTGTATGAAGCGGTACTTAAATCTGACTTCAATGAATTGACTGGCTTAGATGCTTTGGCTAGGGGAGAGAGACTTCAATCAAGAGCTACGTTAGGAGAAGTAAACGCTAGAGGAAATATTCTAGGGCTGAAGATCAACGAACGTGTTAAGGAAGTAGACAGACTGTTTCTCAAATCAGGTAAGCATGCCTCTGCTCACATAGGGGCTAACTACTATAAGACAATGGTAGTTAGGCTTGTAGGATTGCAAGGGGAATTTTGGGTACAAGTTAATCATGAAGACATTAAAGATGAGATTGATATTTCGATGGAAACTGTATCTGCCCCTCAACGTGACCCTAATGTTGATATGCAACAGAGATTACAGGGACTACAGGTTATTATGCAGAATGCACTGCCTTTAATTCAAGCTGGGGCAATACCTCCTGACGAGATAAACTTCGTCGAAGTTCTTAAGTGGTTCTTTGAAGGATTTGAGAGAGTTGACGTTGGCAGATTCTTTAAGTCAGCTCTTGTTCCTGTTAATCCTTTGTCTCAATTCATGATGACTACAGGAGATTTGCAGTCAATGTTAAATTCTCCCGAAGCGCAGAGAGAACAGCAGGCTCAAAATGCAGCAACAGAAAGTAACACAATCCAAGACTTGGTTAGGTCGCTTGCTAGCGGCAACAGAAGTGGTCTTCAAGTATCGGGTGTGGGCTAAATTTAACGGGGTTAAATTGTGTTGGGGCAAGACACTCTTTTTTGAAAATTTTACGTTGAGTATAACATGGTATTGGGGGTGGTTCGGGGATTTGTTTATGTTTACTAAACGTACTTATGATAACAAATTGTTTGCTATCAGAAGATTTTATATCAGTAAATGGGAACGTATGCCTGATAGAGATGCTAGTTGTAAGGCATATAGACTAGGCCCATTAGATGTTGAAGTTTGGAAGAGTGGAAAACAATTGTTTTTACAGAGTAGGGGATTTGACAACCGTAAATCACCATAGTATTATAATACTGTGTGTAGATGTGTAAATTGCTGGTTTAAAGGGGTTGAATAAAGTTCAACCCCATATTTTAACCGGGTTAAAAATAAAGGAGAGAATATGCG